CAGCCACTGGATGAGACGCTGACTCATTTGAGTGGAAAAGATGTGGCTGGTCTTCTCGCATACCTTGGTTTGGGAGAAGGTTCAGCATTACCCGTTGGCGTGCCTGTTCCGTGGCCTTCCGCCACTCCGCCAACAGGCTGGCTGAAATGCAACGGTGCGGCTTTTTCTGCTGAAGAATACCCGGAACTGGCAAAGGCTTACCCGACAAATAAATTGCCTGATTTACGTGGTGAGTTCATTCGTGGCTGGGATGACGGAAGAGGAATAGATACTAACCGTAGCTTGCTTTCGTCACAGGGAGATGCCATTCGAAATATAATTGGTGCATTAGTGGATGTCAGGTTTAATACCTACCCTTCTGATTCTGGCGTTTTTACAACCAGCGTCATCGGAGATGCTTCATCTGATTCAATTAAAGGTGGTTATGCAAAGCGAGTAACATTCGATGCTTCCAGAGTTGTTCCAACTGCAAACGAAAACCGACCTCGTAACATTGCCTTTAATTATATCGTGAGGGCTGCCTGATGAATAAAGCCGTATTAAATAACGAACTCATTGCCATAAAAGCGGGAGACATTACCATTTATAATTATGATGGTGAAACGCGGGAATATATTTCCACATCAACTGAATATCTTGCGGTTGGCGTCGGTATCCCGGCATGTTCTTGTTTAGATGCACCAGTTACACATAAAGCTGGTTATGCAATCTGCCGTTCTGCAGATTTTAACTCATGGGAATATGTGCCAGACCATCGCGGTGAAATCATCTATAGCACTGAAACAGGAGAATCGAAAGAAATCACAGCTCCGGGTGATTACCCTGAAAATACAACCACTATCGCCCCGTTAACGCCATATGATAAATGGGATGGTGAGAAATGGGTGACGGATACTGAGGCACAGCATAGTGCCGCAGTAGACGCAGCAGAAGCACAGCGCCAGTCACTGATTGATGCAGCAATGGCTTCCATTAGTCTGATTCAGCTGAAATTACAGGCCGGACGGAAACTGACGCAGGCAGAAACAACCCGACTTAACGCCGTGCTGGATTACATTGACGCGGTGACGGCAACAGATACCAGCACAGCGCCGGACGTCATCTGGCCTGAACTGCCGGAGGCGTAGGCCATTCAATATCTGGAGCACTGGAGGGATCAACCAGTTCCAGTGCGTCCAGATAATCCAGCCATAAATTATATTGCTCCAGCTCGTTACCTTTCAGACGACCAATAGCAGCTTTGCCAGGCCACTGATGGGTATTGATGTAAGTATTGGCTTCTGAAACCAAAGATATTTTTTTCATTTCAGCCATCAACACCTCATCCTCTTTTGAAGGCGGTGGGGAATTAATCCATATTGGCCGTCCTGAACTGTCAGCGCCAATTTCTTTCCCTTCTGGATGCAGCCCAAGAAATTGCTCATATGTTTCTCGGGTAATTTCAATAACATCATCTGGAAGCGTTCCCGCATCCTCATATTCTGGAAACAATTCTTGTAGATAAAAACTTTTACTTCCGGGTGAAAAGAATACTGAGTTCATTATTACCGTCCAATGATTAACGCTGAGACGCTGGTATCTGAAGGAAAGGCTGCATTCAGTGGTTTGTCGACTTTGAATACAATCGTATTATTCCCCCGGACAGCGGCAAAAGAACAAACCGCCGTCGCGTATGAACCTGTAATATTACTGGATACACCACCATAGGCTGTTGTTGATACCAGAGGGATAACGCCCAGCACCTTATTAGGAAATACAAAGGGCAATGTGGCTGTGGCAATATAAGACTTATTAGAACCTGTAATGGCATAAGCATTATCAGTCATTCCATTCATCGCCACTGGACCGCTTATACTTACAGTAACCATCTGAGTGATTAGCCCGTCAGGTTGACGAATCACAAAATTTCCATTGCCACCAGTAACCGTCCAGAAAGACATATCAGGGATTTGGTTTTCCCCGTTGCCCACATTCCGTTTTGCCGCTTCTCCCAAACCAAGGTATGCGAGAAGACCAGCCACATCTTTTCCACTCAAATGAGTCAGCGTCTCATCCAGTGGCTGCTTACCTGACAGCGCATTGTTAATGGTGGTACTGAATTTCGGGTCATTGTTAATGGCTGCGGCAATTTCTTTCAGTGTGTCCAGCGTGGCTGGCGCACCGTTAATCAGAGCGGTAATAGCGGCCTGAACAAACTCAGTGGTCGCAATCCGCGTGGTGTTATTTCCTGCGGCAGGCGTCGGCGCTTTTGGTTCTCCGGTAAATGTCGGATTATGTTTCTGCGCATACTGGGTATGAGGATCCTGTGAGGCAATGTGGTTTCTCATCTGGTCATCCACATATAGCTTTAATTCCAGGACTTCATCATCCACGTATTTACGGGTCGCCAGTACCACCGACGGGTCGATTTTCAGCGTGATGGCTTCGGTATTCGTGACAACCAGAATCATGCGGATAGTCTGGGTACGACCGCTGCCTTCCTGCAACTGCGGTTTGTACGTTTCCGGGCAGTTCGCCACCGCAATGAGTACGCCTTCATCATCATAAAGCCCAATCTCACGGATCCAGAATCCGCCCTCGTTCTCAGGGATGATTTGCTCCGCAATAATCTGGCTCTGGTTGTTCGGGTCAACACTCAGAAGATTCAGCGGCGCGATGCGTTTCTGGTTAATCAGTTTTGTCTGTGCCGGGTCTGGTGTCGGCAAGACACCATTCGCATCACCAACGGCCATTTGCGTCAGATTCAGCTTACTGCCGAGCATCGTCGCGTTAGCCAGCCGTGCCGCGCCCTGATTAGTCAGAATGGCGTAGTATTTCACTGTCATGCGTTTACTCTCAGGTTATCAATTAAATGAATGGCCGAGGCCGGGAAATAATCCCCTCCGACAATAATGGCCTCCGGGGTGTAGGGATAAACCGTCAGGGCGTCACCGTGATAGCATCCCGCACCGGCAAAAATGTTGCCGGTTGTACTTAAACTGATAGCCAGTCCCGTCAGATGGCGGCTTGCCGGTTTTGCATCAGCAACGAGGCGCTCCAGCTCCTGATACATTTCCTCGGTAATACCCTGCTCAAGCACGCCAACAACGATGCGGAACGTCCCCGGCTCCTCGTTGAGCTGCCACCACTCCCTCACCTCAATCAGATAGCCGAGCGGCTCCACCACACGCCGGATTGCGCCTATAGTGCCCTTATGGCAGTGAATGAAATACGCATCGCGGATAACAGCGCGTTTTGTCGCTTCCGGCCACTTATCATCCCAGCGGTCAACCGAAAATGACCACGCCAGCCACGGCAGCAGATTTGCCGGGCAGGTGTCCGGGTTCCACAGCTCACGAATACTGACCGGTGTTTTTTCAATTTCCGCACAGGCTTTTGCGGCGGCAACTTCAAGCGGTGATGAGCCGGTCGGCAGCAGTCGCGAATCACTCATCCGAGCCTCCGGTCACGACGCGGTATTCAGTACAGAAAGACGCCTGCGTACTGTTGAGCACGATGTCAGCCAGAGGTGCAGTCAGTTCGACACGCTGCACGCCTTCCACATGCAAAGCGGCATAAATGGCAGACAGACGGATGTCGCGCCCAAGCCGGTGCTGTGCCGTGATGTACGCTTCCAGTTTTTTCACGGCAGCAGCGCGGATGGGTTCGCTTTCGGGACCTGGGTAAAGGTAAAGCGTGGCGTTTATCTGATATTCAACAATGGCGGCAGACTGCACGGTCACGCGGTCGGCCACCGGCCTGACGTCCTCGCCATTAAGGGCGTTACGCACCACGGCCAGCAGGTCTTCGGATGCGACGCCGTTATTTTCACGTGACAGCACGGAGATGGTGACGCAGGCCGGAGACGGACTGGTGACAGAGATATCCGCGACACGCCCGTCAGCACTGCGACCATGATACTGATAGGCTCCCACCGACCCGGCGACGCTTAAGCCCTCAAACGCCTGCTGAATACGCAGACGATAATCGGTGTCAGACTCCATCACTGCCGGTGTCGGCGGGATAGTCGAATCATCTGCCGGGGTGATAATCAGGCGCGTGGTGTTGTAATTGGCACCAATCACATCAAGGTCATTACCGGCGGCACAAGCCAGCATCACTGCCCGTGCGGCCTCATTCACACGCTGACGCCAGATAAGCTCACGATAAGCATTTTCCTCCAGTAGTTTGACGAGAGGCTCAGATTCCAGCGTCAGGGTACGGGCGACCGCCTCCTGCTGGTCTTCCGGGTAAAGGGAAATCAGTGTCGCCTTGCGTTCGGCAAGAATGGTTTCAAAGTCCAGCTCCTCGACCACATCCGGTGCGGGTAGCTGGTTCAGGTCGATAATCGGCATGGTTTCAACTCACAGGGATGGTTAACGAAAGTGGCTGGCCGGTGTCGTTGTGCTGACCGGTTAACGTGACCGTCATTCGCCCGTCAAAACTGCGCGCCGTGGTGACGGATGACAGGGTGACGCGGGGTTCCCATTTCAGCACTGCCATGTAACAGGCGACCTTAATCTGCAACTCAAGCGCCGGGGTCTGCGGCTGGTCAATCATTGACGCCAGCAATGAGCCGTAATCACGACGCATCACCCGTGAGCCGACCGGCGTGCGCAGGATATCGCCGATACTCTGGCTGATATGCTCAAGGTCAGTGACAGTCAGGCCATCACTGCGATTCATTCCAAGATAACGCGCTGTCATAAAGGACTCCCGGTTGTGCCGCCGCTGTCGCCGGGGTGTTTGTGGGTATGCAGTACCTTACCGTTTGATGAGAGTTCACCGCCGGTGTGTTCAATGTTGCCGCGCATCGTCCCGCCCTTCTGCACTTCCAGCGTGCCGGTAGTCAGTTTGTTAGTGCAGACCACTTCCGGTGTGTCCAGGGTGACACGGGTTGACGCTTTCACCGTGACCACCGGTACCGTGGCAGTAACAGAATCAGAAGCCGTCACGCTGGCCGTTTTAATTCCGCTTACCGTGAGTGCACTGGTTTCGGGCTCATACTCAATCACCGCCCCGTCAGGGAAACGGATATGCAGGGCATCAGCCGACGCAGACGGCGCAGGGTTATCGCCGGAATAAATCCCCGGCAGAACGAACGCCGTGTCGAGTTCACCACCCACGGCCAGAATCAGCACCTGTTCCCCCACGGAAGGTGCCCACCATGTGCGCGAACGACCGGCGCGATGGGTCAGCCACTGAAGCCAGTCGGTGCACATGCCGCCGGTCTGCACACGGCAGCGACCGGCGTTAAGGTCGGTTTCGACGACAAGGCCGGTGCGAATCATGTTGCGCAGTGCGCGCGCGAGTTCCTGAATACTTGATAATGTGCTCATATGACAATAATGGGGAACATATGCTCGAAAAACTATTGCAACCCGTTGTATCATTTTCGGCACAACCAAGAAGGAGCCGAAGCATGGATAAATATCAAATCTGGGAAAAACAAAAAGACACCATCGCCCATAAAGAATATTTAAAAATTTCCGACACCAATTTACTTGGACATATACACATTGCCAATTATGAGGTGATTCAAAGTGAATTAAGCAAATTCAACTCTCCTGAAATTGTATTCCACTACTCACTTAATAGAAATGAATTAAAAAAAGAGCACATAAATATATCAAGACATTTTCTCAACTATATCTCCTCAGCATTATCATTTAGAGATTCAACGCGAAATCTACATAAAATCAATGTATTAAATATTGATGATATTACCAATAAATCCAGAGAAATCATCAATGAAGAATTTTTAAAAAATCCAATCATAAAATTAATGGAAGATTTAAGAAACATCCTAACCCATCAAAAAATGATCTCCCCATTAATATCATCATTTATGCACCTCCAGAAAAAAATAAACATACACGGATTTGCATTTAAGATTGAAACCATACTGGAGAATGACCGGCTCTCTGGTAAATCAAAAGAATACCTGAAGTCAACAGAACAAAAAAATTTATTCATCTTGCCGATAATAGAGGAATACCAATACACAACTCTTAAATACCAGCACTGGCTTTTAGCTTGTATCCACAATGCTCATCAAAACACATATCCAGAATATTGGGAAGCAAGAAAAAACATAATGGACGTCTGGGGTGGAGATATCCAACTAATACCTGAAGAGAGTACCCTCACTTATTTGACCAGATAACAATCTAATTAGCTCACAAACATAAGACACCTTGGCCACGATATTTTATCGTGGCCTTATATGATAAAGCGACTACCTTCGATGAGTCCTTATAACTCTCATCCACTGCACATTTTCAAGTTACAATTAAAGTTCATTTAGTTGAAGTATAAAAAGGATGCCGCAAGAGGATAATGGCGATATTTCATTAATAAGGCGCAAGAAATGGCACAACTAACGGTCGAGGTGCGCCAGAATAATCTCTTCAATCATCTGCACATCCTCACCGGTAAAGCCGAGCAGGGGACGCGCCGGATAATCAATTTTCTTACCGTCTTTCCGGTTTTCTTCCGACAGACCGAACTGATGCACACTGGCGATTTTCGGTGACTTTCCGCCGTAAAATTCCATTGATGCCTGTTCCGGGCTGGCGCGGATATGCAAAAAACGACTGGTGATAAGTTTCGCAAACATTTTTCGCTTAACACGACCAGTCTTTTTTCTGGCGCTCTGCTGCTGGCGTGGCACGTAGGGTGTGCCGTCCGGGGCTTTCTGTGCCATCACCCGACGCTGCTGACTCTGCCGCAGGCGCTTCGCCAGTTCGGCACTCAGTCGCCGACGCCCTGACGGTGACAGCGATTCAATCAGTCCGGTCAGCCGGTCTTCAAAACGCTTAAACTCATTCATCCCACTTACTCACCAGTTCGCCATTGATATAAAGCTCCATCGGGCGGGTGACCGGCTCCGGCGGCGGAGGTTCCGGGATATTCTTCACATGCAGCGCGCCGTCCACCTCACTGACCAGTGTGCGCTCGGTCAGCATCAGGCTGATGCTGATATCAAAGCTGCTGTCATTGTTGATGTCCGCATAAAACGTGAAGCCCTTTTTCTGGCCTTCGTCGGTGGTCATGATGTCGGGCTGATTTTCCCGCAGCCACGCCAGCACCGGCACGATGAGCAGGTCAAAATCACCGGTAAAGTCGGTCACAATGACATTGAGCGTGTAACGCTTTTCGAATGACAGCGACGTCGCCAGTGTGGAGGCAATACTCCCGTTATCCACGAATATCCGCAGCATATCGGGGTTAGTTTTCAGTACCGTGACGGCATCAGTCAGCGCTCTGCGCAGGCTGTCGGGTTTGAGCATCGTTTTCGTCCTGACAGTGTTTAATCATTTTTACCTGGCTGGCACAGCGTGCCAGCGCGTTCTCAAGCTGTCGGATATCGGCACTTAAATCGCCGTTCGTCTCCGGGTCACTGCCCGGCATCGGGCAAAGGCTCACTTTCGGGCAGGCGTTGGCGACAATCACTGGCGTCGGTGCAGGCCGGGCGCTGGTGCAACCGGCGCACAGCATCAGGCAGGCCAGCGCCGTACCAGCGGCGAAAATCTTCGTTTTCATTCAGTAACCTCGTGATGGTTTTCTCGCGCTGTGCTTCACGCTTCGCCGCGTTCTCCAGTTCCTGACGCAGTGCCACCTGCGCCAGCTCGTTTTTGTCTGCCCTGGTGATGGCAACATGAAGCTGATTTTTCAGCATGGTGATGGTCGTCTGCTGTTCACTGGCGACGTTATTCGCCCTGTCCAGCGAGGCGCGCAGGCTGGCATTTTTGTGTTTCACCAGAAACAGACCGGCCACCGCCAGTGATAACAACACAACCAGCACAATCATCAGCTTTGACATGGTTCCCGCCCCTCAAAACGCTGACGGCAGGCCGTACGTATCAGCCGGAAGAACACCGATGCCACGAGATAAATCAGCGCGGTAAAAATCCACCCGGCAGCGACCAGCGAGATAAACGTCGCCACCATCACTACCAGAGCCACTGACCGCCTGCGCCACGACACCGGCTGCAAAAACAGCGACGTGACAATCTTCACGGCCAGCGATTCCGGCGGCAGCTCCCGCCCGTAGCGTTCCAGTACATACTCTGTGGCATACACGCCGACACCACCGGCAACCACACAGATAACCGTCGCCAGAATCGCCCAGGTGGCGACAAAATTGACGACCACGCTCTGCGGGTAAATCAGGGACAGTGCCAGCATCAGCGCCAGCGACACGTTCAGCATCAGTGAAATGAATAATTTCTTCATGGTGTTTACTCCGTTTAAGCCGGTACGCCGCCAGCGGTACGCCAGACGGTGACCAGTTTTTCCAGTGAATGCTCACGCTGACCGTAACCGGCACCCGGCAGGGACGCCCAGATATTGCGACAGCGTGAAATGGCGCGCTCAATGCGTCCCGCCCGGATGTCATCCAGTGCACCGCGTTCGCGGATCAACTGAATGGCGAGTCTGTCCTGCGACAACGGACTGAAATCCGGCAGGGCAAGCTGTTTGCGGTAGTGCGGCCAGAACAGGTAAAGCTGCTGATAGCGACCGGAGGCCGTGGATTTTTCACCGCGACGGTTAAACACCTTCGCCGGTCGGCCATGCGCGAACGGGTGGTCACTGTAATCAGTGAAAATTTCCGGCTTCCCGTCCAGTCCGGTGACTATCACGTCATAGCCCCGGTTTTTCGTCAGCGGATGATTCGCCGTCCCTTCGGACACGGCCAGCATGTCGAGAAAGGCCGCGATATTCTGATGCGTGTTAATTACCGGCATTACTGTTTCCCCCTGCCCTTAAAACGGCGCTGAATGGCAATCTCAATCACCTGATAACCGGCGATACCCAGCATGGAGCCGATACCGCACACCGCAGGCAGTGACAGGTCAGGAAACTGCACCAGAACAACACCGGCAACCATCGAGACAAAACCACCGAGCAACATGCGCCCGATAAACAGACGCGGGGTGATGGGTTCACCACCGGCAAGCACCTTGCCGACAACAATCAGCACCCCAATCATGAAAAGCGACAGGACGCTTTTTTCTTCTGCTGTCATGCGTTACTCCCACAGATTGACAGTTTCAGCCACGGGCGCGGTCTGAACGTCGGGCAGTTCGACGGCGGTGCCGTGCGGCAGCACCGCACCCAGTTCAGCCAGTCCCGGATTTGCGGCGAGCACGGCCTCGACCACGCCCTCAGTGCGCCCGTAATACCGGACACAGATGGCGTCGAGCGTGTCGCCCTGTAGCGCAAAGGTCTTCATCAGATTTGACTCACAATGCAGCGCGGCTTGTCCTGGATTCGCGCCACTGCCCAGCGCATATCCCGCCACAGCTCATCAATGGTGCTGTCAATGCTGTCGGCCTTCTTGTCGCCTTTGGCACTGGCATCCACGCCGCGATAACGCTCATAAAGCGATGCGGTCGCCATCGCACACACGGCGCGCTCGTAGTAAAAAACTTTGATGCTTTCACCGTCGATGTCGTCCGCCGGGACTTCCGCCAGACGCGTAAAACCGGCGGCAATTTTCTGTTCGCGGTACTCGTACAGCTCCGCATTCGTCTCCGCCATGCCTGACTTGATGGCCTCACGCAGACGGGCGGGGGCGACGGTCTGCTCAAGGCGCATACGTTCCCGGACGCGCTTCGGGTCGATATCGGGAAAAAAGAACGTGTTTTTAATCACCGGCTCGTCGCCTGCCGGTTGCGGGATGACCACCGTACCCTCACCGGACACGGGAGCCTCCTTTCGCGGAATAATCAGCGTCATCATGACTACCTCTGAAAAGTCGGGCGGTGGACGCCGGTGCAGTGTCAGGTGATTCACCCTCACTGACCGGCGTGCCGCCCTGGCGCGGGGCGCATTCGGTTGTTAACTGGCTTTCTTTTTCGGGCGTCCACGTTTTGCCGGTGTCACGCTCCGGGTCTTACGCGGGGCGCGGGTGGCTGCTTTGGGCTGCGGCTCCGGCTTCGGTTTCAGCTCCCGCTCCAGTCGTTCAATCTCTTTTTTGACGCCTGCCTGACAGTCGAGCTGTGTCGCACGTTGCAGGTGAGCCAGCGCACCGGCGGCATCACCAGCGTCACGCAGAAACAGACCGGTGATTTTGTGCAGCTTTGCGCGCACTTCATCAGGCATGTCTGCCGTGGCGGTCAGTGCAAGGGTCTCCGTCAGCAGGCGGGTATCCACAGACTCACCGGCAGCGTGGGCGCGCATGGCCGCGAGCGCCACCTCCTCGGTGAACATGTACGGCGGGGTGCGGCGGTGTTTACCCGGCATGGTCAGACCGTACTTCAGGGCATAACGGGCAATCTCCAGCGCACCGGCAATATCGCCGGTATCCAGACGCCACAGCATGACCGTCATCAGAATGTCATCCTGTGCACCTTTGCCCTGCTCCAGCACGCCGTTCACCCACGGCAACCAGAACGGCAGCAGTTCGCGTTTTTTCGCGGCCTTCAGCTCTTTTGAATAAATCGCTTTCAGTGTGCGCTGGTCTGCGGCCAGCTTGACCAGCATCTGCTCATAGACAGTTGCATGTCGCAGCGGGGCGGCGTCCCGCTGCGCGGTCATCGCTGCCGAGACCCGCATCATGTGGCGCTGTGCGGGACTCGTCATCGGTTACGCTCCCGGCTCTGCGGTCACTTTAGTCGGTGTGGAGAAGTCACCGACCTTAATTTTTTCCACCAGACAACCGGCGGCGTAGTCTTCCACCACGTAATCAATGTTCATTGACTCGTAGTTCTCCACGCGGTCGAGTTTCGGGTTTTCCACAATCACGCGGCGATGGCTGTCATCCATGTAGTAGATGGACAGGTTTTCCAGCTTCGTGATGAGCATCGCATCCGCCGGGAAGTACGGGACGCGTACCGCCGGCAGGTTACCGATGCGTTTCTGGCTGATGATGACGTCAGCGGCCAGCATCTCGCTGTTGTCCTGCTCCTTGTTGACGATGGGGAAATACTTGTCCGCCAGTAGCTGACGCCCCACAATCACCACAAGGTCAGGGTCTTCCTGATACCACGGCTCAATCAGGTTGTTGGTCGCATCCATCACCAGTGCATCGAGGCTGGCATAATCACCGCCCTTACCCACGCGGATGACCTCAGAGGTCGTGTGACCTTCCTCGTCAGTAACCTTGCTCATCACGCGCGCCGGGGCTTCATTGCGGTATTTCTGCAGCCAGCCGACCGCCACATCCTGCAGCATCTGGTTACTGCTGCGGTCAGAGGTTTCGGCACGCCTCACGCCGTTAAAACCGGCCATGATGAAATCAAGGGACTGGCGTTTGATAATGGCGTTACGGACACGGAGCTGGAAATCCTGATAACGCGCCCACAGGTCAAGCGTTTTGTAGCGGATATAAAAATCGAAGTTAATCTGGTCGCATTCGTACTTGTTTGACGCCAGCTTCGAGAAGTCCTTCGGCTGACGCTCGGTGCCACCGGCGGTGTCTGTGGTGCTGGCGATGGAGCCGGTGACACCAATACCAATTTTTTCCCCTTTCATTTCGCTGACCGGCACAATGTTGATGCGGGTCAGAAAGTCAGAGGACTCCTGCATGGTGTTCATCAGGGTCTGGGTGACCGACGGTTCAACGGTGAATTTTTTCGACACATCACCGGCGTCGATGCCGTTCAGTTCGGCAACACGGGACAGGTAGGCATTAAATTTAAAGCGGGTTTCCTGGCGCATAGTTTTTCCTGAAATTAAGGGTTAATCGTGAAGGTTTTCCCGGACTGGCTGACGCCGGTCAGCAGTTCGTCATCAGGGCGTCACCGCCACCGCCGGTGGCCTTGCTGCGGCGCTGCTGGGTCAGACTTTCGGTGTGGTCGAGACTGTTTTTCAGGCGGCTGAATGCCTGGCTGGTTTCATCCGCCCTGTCAGTCACCTCCTGCTTAAGTGCGGAAAAGGCGGTTTCCATCTCAGCGAGTCGCTGCTCAGTGGCGCTCAGCTTTTCCTGCACATGTTCAGCAACAGCGGTCACCGCTTCATGCACGTCATTCAGACGGGCGTCATCGCTGGCCTGTTTGCGGCCAAAAATGGATTTCACCTTTTCGGTCAGGGCGGTGAACACGGTTTCAGGCAGGTCTTCAAATTCCAGCTCAACAGGCGTTGCCACTGAAATCAGGTTTTCAGGGCTTAATTTGAAGCGGTTCAGGGGGTTGTGTTTTGCCGTGCGGCAGAATTCCAGGTATTCCGTGCCGAGGCTTGCCGGGTCATCGGTGACGGCCAGACCCACCAGATAACATTTGCCGGTGTTGGCAAAGTTCGGCTGAATTTCCATTGAGGTGTAGACCTTCTGCGCGGCCTTGTTCATCGCGATAAGGTCATCGGTCGGGGTGATTTTCGCAAACAGCGCCCATTTGCCTTTCAGCGCCGAATCGTCATCAATCTTTTCGGCCTTCAGTTCGGCCACATCGCCATAACGTTTAAAAATACCGTCAGGCAGGATGCCGCGCAGATGTTCCAGGTTAATGCGGCAACCATAGACACGCGGGTCAAAGGTTTCGGCCATTTCCTGAATATCCTGCGCACTGATGACACGCCCGTCACAGGTGTCACCCTCAACGCCGATACGAAAGAATTTTGAGACTTTTTTTGCCATTGTCAGGAGTCCTGAAAAGTGATTAGAAGAGTCACATGTCGGCATCAGTTTCCCGACGATGCGCATCCTCCGCCATCAGTCCCGGATGGCTTATCACTGACACAACAGCACCTTAGCGAATCGCGGGGCGCGACTCAGTAGCCTTGCCGTGTATTCATCACGGCGAGGTATTCATGACCATCACCACAGACACCACTCTTTTACACGACCCGCGTCGTCAGGCGGCGCTGCTGTACTGGCAGGGATTTTCCGTGCCGCAGATTGCCGCCATGTTGCAGATGAAACGCCCGACGGTGCAGAGCTGGAAACAGCGCGACGGCTGGGACAGCGTTGCCCCCATCAGCCGTGTCGAAATGAGTCTGGAAGCGCGGCTGACCCAGCTCATCATCAAACCGCAGAAAACCGGCGGTGACTTCAAGGAAATTGACCTGCTCGGACGCCAGATTGAACGACTGGCACGGGTAAACCGCTACAGCCAGACCGGCAACGAGGCAGACCTTAATCCGAACATCGCTAACCGCAACAAAGGCGGGCGGCGCAAACCGAAAAAGAATTTTTTCAGTGACGAGGCTATCGAAAAGCTGGAGCAGATTTTCTTTGAGCAGTCTTTCGAATATCAGTTGCACTGGTATCGCGCCGGGCTTGAGCACCGCATCCGCGATATCCTGAAATCCCGCCAGATTGGCGCGACGTTTTATTTTTCCCGCGAGGCGCTGCTGCGCGCCCTGAAAACCGGTCATAACCAGATTTTTCTGTCGGCCAGTAAAACGCAGGCGTATGTGTTCCGCGAATACATCATCGCCTTTGCCCGGCTGGTTGACGTTGACCTGACCGGTGACCCGATTGTCCTGGGCAATAACGGCGCAAAACTGATTTTTCTCGGCACCAACTCCAACACCGCGCAGAGCCATAACGGCGACCTGTACGTCGACGAGATTTTCTGGATACCGAATTTTCAGGTACTGCGTAAGGTGGCATCAGGTATGGCCTCACAGAGTCACCTGCGCTCGACCTATTTCTCCACCCCGTCCACGCTGGCGCACGACGCCTACCCGTTCTGGTCGGGTGAACTGTTCAACCGGGGACGCGCCAGCGCCGCCGAACGCGTGGAAATCGACGTCAGTCATAACGCTCTTGCCGGTGGGCTTCTCTGTGCGGACGGTCAGTGGCGGCAGATTGTCACCATTGAGGACGCCCTGAAAGGTGGCTGCACGCTGTTCGACATTGAGCAGCTTAAACGCGAAAACAGCGCCGACGATTTTAAAAACCTGTTCATGTGTGAATTTGTTGACGACAAGGCGTCGGTGTTCCCGTTCGAGGAGCTGCAACGCTGCATGGTCGACACGCTGGAAGAATGGGAAGACTATGCGCCGTTTGCCGCGAATCCGTTCGGCTCCCGCCCGGTCTGGATTGGTTACGACCCGTCACACCGTGGCGACAGTGCCGGATGCGTGGTGCTGGCACCGCCGGTGGTGGCCGGTGGCAAATTCAGAATACTTGAGCGTCACCAGTGGAAAGGCATGGACTTTGCCACCCAGGCTGAATCCATCCGCAAACTCACCGAAAAATACAACGTCGAATACATCGGAATTGATGCCACCGGCCTCGGTGTCGGCGTGTTCCAGCTCGTTCGCTCGTTCTATCCCGCCGCACGCGATATCCGCTACACGCCGGAAATGAAAACCGCAATGGTGCTCAAGGCAAAAGACGTTATTCGCCGTGGCTGTCTGGAATATGACGTCAGCGCCACCGACATCACCAGCTCGTTTATGGCTATCCGCAAGACCATGACCAGCAGCGGACGCAGCGCCACCTATGAGGCCAGCCGCAGCGAGGAAGCCAGCCACGCCGACCTCGCCTGGGCGACCATGCACGCCCTGTTAAATGAGCCACTCACCGCCGGTATCAGCACCCCGCTGACATCCACCATTCTGGAGTTTTACTGATGAGCAAGAAAAAAGGGAAAACACCGCAACCTGCGGCAAAAACAATGACCGCCAGCGCCCCGAAAATGGAGGCATTCACCTTTGGTGAGCCGGTGCCGGTACTCGACCGCCGTGACATTCTGGATTACGTCGAGTGCATCAGTAACGGCAGATGGTATGAGCCACCGGTCAGCTTTACCGGTCTGGCAAAAAGCCTGCGTGCTGCCGTGCATCACAGCTCACCGATTTACGTCAAACGTAATATTCTGGCCTCGACATTTATCCCGCACCCGTGGCTTTCCCAGCAGGATTTCAGCCGCTTTGTGCTGGATTTTCTGGTGTTCGGTAATGCGTTTCTGGAAAAGCGTTACAGCACCACCGGTAAGGTCATCAGACTGGAAACCTCACCGGCAAAATATACCCGCCGTGGCGTGGAGGAGGATGTTTACTGGTGGGTGCCGTCCTTCAACGAGCCGACAGCCTTCGCGCCCGGCTCCGTGTTTCACCTGCTGGAGCCGGATATTAATCAGGAGCTGTACGGCCTGCCGGAATATCTCAGCGCCCTTAATTCTGCCTGGCTGAATGAGTCGGCCACGCTGTTCCGCCGCAAGTATTACGAAAACGGCGCTCATGCCGGATATATCATGTACGTCACCGATGCCGTGCAGGATCGCAACGATATCGAAATGCTTCGCGAAAACATGGTCAAGTCGAAAGGCCGCAACAACTTTAAAAACCTGTTTCTCTATGCCCCGCAGGGGAAAGCCGACGGCATTAAAATTATCCCGCTCAGTGAAGTGGCAACGAAGGACGATTTTTTTAATATCAAAAAAGCCAGCGCCGCTGACCTGCTGGACGCGCACCGCATCCCCTTTCAGTTGATGGGCGGCAAGCCGGAGAACGTCGGGTCGCTGGGTGATATTGAGAAAGTGGCAAAGGTCTTTGTCCGCAATGAGCTTATCCCGCTACAGGACAGGATCCGCGAGATAAACGGCTGGCTCGGTCAGGAGGTCATCCGCTTTAAAAACTACTCACTAGATACTTGCGATACCTAATATATAAACTCGGATATGCCATTCATAATGGCACGACACCTTAAAACGGCACTATAAGCAACGACCATAGTGCCGTTCAATAACCAAGAAATCATCCCATTTCAGCCAACAACCGTCCTATATTTGAGCGCAAGATTTCCTTTTTACTCTCATCAAAAACTCCTTGAATAGTGGATAACAAAACTTCAACCAGTTTATCTCGCCTACTATCCTCAGCAAAAATTTTTATTATATTTGAAAATTCAGATTTAAATTCACGATGAATGAAAAGAAGCACATAACTAATGTTATTATAGTGTTCAATATCAATTTCTGAATTCTCAATAGATTCCTCATTGACCTTTCTTTTTAAAAGCGATGCAAGCCTAATAACATCTCCTTGCCTTGCTTGATTATCTCCAATGATAATAGCCAAAGTATCAATCAAACTACTGGAACTTTCTTTAAAGAAATATTCTTCTGATATAGTTGCTAAAACACCATCCTTTAACGATTCCGATGATATTTTTAAACCCACCAAGGAAAGACGTTCAATTGCTCTTTGAGGGGTATAAACCAACCATTCAGCATGTCTCCTTTCATTTCTTACTATGCTTCTCAATAGATATTGAGATCTATCAAGTGTTATTAGCATGGGAGTACTGAAGTAACCATTGGAATCAAGATGTAGGGTTTCATCACTCAAAGTTGCAGCACATATAACATCATTTTCTATGGCTCGAACGGGACGTGAAGAATTCAAATCCCTTTTAAGTTTTTGCTTTATTTTAAATACAAAGTCTTGTGACACCGAGTCTTTATTATCAATTACAACAATATTTGCTGACGCTAGTAAATTATGAATGCATTGCGCAAATGTGTCATGCTTATACCCCGCATAAATATCATCTTTATCCAACCCTAGAAAAGCATAAGTAAAATCGTAAAAATCTGTACGTTTAGGCTGTTTGTTTTTCCACCGCATATAAACATTAAAGTATACATTTTTCGACTCACCAAGTTGACTAATTAAATCTTCAGTTACAAACTGACTTAATTTTTCAGCTTCAGAGTAGTGCCTTGCAGTTTCTTCAAAATGTTCATTAGAAACTCTCAGATGTTTATTTTTGAGGGGATTTATGCACTCTCTCAGTAAATTTATATTTTTAATCGACTTATCAAAAAGCTCAAAATCTCCAAACATAAGAGTTATCAAATATGGAATAAGAACAGGCGCATCAAAGTAGATATAAAAATTTTTATTTTCAATATATTTCTCTAATTTCCGATCACTTAACAGATTCACACATAATTTAGCAGAGCAATGCTCGGATAAATAGTCATTTTGACCAGCCAACTCCATTAGCTTTTTTGCTAAAGCATCCGAAGACTCATCATCCAAATCATATTCCTGCCGTATCAACACCTTTAAATTATGTACTATAGTTTTGAATATCTGTAATTTTGGAGGCTCAAATTTACTTTCTGTTAATTGGACATTGATTGATTCTTCATAAGCCTTTATTATTAAATCAACAACTTGAACAGCCAGATTCTTACTTGTATTTCTGGGCAACTCATTATTTATTACTGATAACAACTCTTCTTTTCTGACAATTTCACGGAGATTTATATTCTCAAGCTTTTTAATTTCCTCTGGTGACAGGCTATATATACCATCATTCAATCTAATTTTATTTTGATGAATTAGGTTTTGCAGTCTACCCTGTAAACTACGTTTTGTAAGACTAACACCTTTTAGATTCTCTAGAATATCATCAGCAGACTTCCCGCCATCATATAAATTAGACATAATACTAGCTTTTATTATTTCATTTTTTAAATTAGCACTATCTTTGCTTAACAATAAATATTCATAAAATGCTCTTTGTTGCAAGTTAATTGCATCTTCAGTATTAGAACTTATCTTATGTATATCTTTTATTAAGTAATTCAATAACCCTGGGTATTTATCTGTAATATCTTGAGAGATCCGTTTGGCATCATAAAACTCCAATCTAATCAAATCTTCCTTAAGAGCATTTGTTCTTATCTTATCCAATAAATGCTCAGATATTGAATGACTCCAAAAAAAATATAATACAGGCGGGTAATAATGATCATCAACCAATTTCGCCACTTTTTTAATATCTTGAGCAATCTTACTTTCAATATTTTTCTCTTGAATAGATATTTGTACAGCTTGCTTTAACTCTCTATTCCCCTTTTTTATTACCAAATCCTTTCCATTATCCCAAGGACCACCGATCAAATATGTTTCACCACCAAATAACTCATTTGCATATAGTTTTATAAGGTTTTCGAAATCAGATTCAACCGAGATAGAGCTTAATAACTTAGAGTTATTATTCATAACCAATCCTTTTAATGTCTTTACTCTTATATTTTAAGATAATTTTCAACTTATCTGCATTACATGAGACAATAGCATAGGACTGTAGGATTTGCTCTGCCCTTCAATCATTTTGTGTCTTAGCTTATGTCACAAATATTTCAAGAACATTTTGCGCGCAGTGCTTTCCCCGCCTCGCCCGCCCGCTTCACGGGGCGGTTTTAATGCAGTTGCATAGATACTATGGATCCGCACCAGTCCTGACCGCACGCAGCCTGAACGGACATCCCCAACGCATGCAAAAACATTCACTTGTTGCATGCATAGCTTTTTAAGTACGCCATACCGCAACTGTACATTTTTAAGCAATTGGCAACTTTAAAAAATTTACATTGCTTTCAAGACCTTATCATCCGTAGTCTCTGTTTTTTACTTTGAGCTACATCAATAAAATCTCAAACATGTTTAATGCAAAGCCCTTGTTACACAACATAGAATGTATGTCTAGAAACAACGACATACTATATGTTGTGTTTTTCCGGCTCTCTGTTCGGTGATATGCCAAATCACTTTGCGTTTAAACAGAGCATTATTTCAGGGCAAGACTTCGCTCAAAAGTCATTCCACCTAAGAAGCGCATATACCGGTGGAAGTTGCCCTCTACTTACAGGAGGCAATATGAAGAAATGCTATTACTGCATTCTCGTTCTGGCCCTCTTTGGCTATCCAAACGGTAGTCCGAGTGGTTTGTCAGTAAACGTCAGTAATATCAATGTCAGCATTATGCTTTAATATGCTTCAAACAAAAAAACCACCTGCCAGGGTGGTTTTTTTGCGCCCATCATCAATACGATGAAAGACTGACAAGACTTCGCTCAAGACGAATTATGCGTCGACATAAGGTTACCCGCAATGATTTTATTAGACTAAATGGATGGCCTTTTATGACCCGGATCAAACGGCTGTCCTTACCGACATGCTAGTCACTCAATAGCATTTAGCCTTCTAATTCAGCATGCTATTGACCTTCTGCTGCCCCATAACTGCTCCGCATAAGCCATTCAATGCCATATCAAATCACGTTGTGTTTTTACTCAAATGGGTAACGAGAACCCCGGCCACTCATCAGCAACCGGATACGTGAATTTTTTCCCATCATAATTTACGGTTGCCCCACGCGCCAGCGCCTCAAGCTCCCATCGCTGCGGCCTGATACCGTTCTGAGCAAGGTCAACGCGGATACGGGTAATTTGCATTCGTTCCGACCGGGTCAGTCTGGCCGATGGCGCTATTTCATGCGGTTTTAACGGGCTTCCGCTTCTTTGCTGACGGTTTGGTGTTCTCAGGTCGTGTTTTAATGCGCCCCTGAGCGCCCTCACGACCTCCTGGTCATTCCATTCGATAACACCGTCATCAACCAGATTAAGCACTGCGGCGGCGTGCTCAGAAGGTGTGGGAGCCGGTAACGAAGCATCACTACCGGTGAGCTTTCCACAGTTATTGACAGGACTCCGAGGCGCGGCGATGCCGCTTTTTAAAGTCAAAGGCTCAACGACCGGCACTTTCGGCACAATGCGCCAGTCCGTCGTTCTGGTGATATGAATATGACGCGCGCCGAGATGCGGCGCGTAAATGCCGACCACTCTCTCGACTTCTTCCTCGTATTCGTTAACGTCATCCGACGGGCTACGGGCGACCCTGACAGTCTGACAATCGCGCGGGACATTTGCCCCGCCCTGCGCGCTGATATACAGCGCAAAATCGCCACTGTCTGCGGCGGCGCGTGCAGCCTCCACGCGTTCGTCAAATTCATCAGCAATGCTGACGCCGCGAGGCAATTTACGTAGCTCACGGTAAGCTCCCATTGTCGGCAGGCCAACCGTTTTAAATTGCGGGATGCGCCACGTTGACGCCCATGCGGTAACAGCCGCCGCAGTATCTTTCAGCGGTCTGCCGGTATCGTTATCGAGCTGACCATCCAGTGCATAGCCGTCGATATTTTTTGAAATGTATTTCGCGATATATCCCGCAGCACCGCCCCGGTTAAGGTGTTTTGCCTGAAAACGGTTTCGCGCGGCTCCTCTTTCGTCGCCATCCTCTTTGAGCGCATAGCGATGCATGATTTCGATAATCTGGTTACGCTGGCGTGGATTACAAAAAAGCATCATATGCCAGTGCGGCGTTCCGTCGTGGTGTGGCTCGACGACTCGCAAACCGTAGACCTGTAAATCATTATCCTTGAATGCCGTGCGCATCAGGCTCCAGATACGGCAGAGATAACGCTGCGCATCCTTTGGATTAAATGCCTCATCATTCCAGCCGTGATTAAGCTGGACGGTTTTATTTTCGCCTTTTCCAACCTGACGTGTCGGGTGATACTTTGACGGCGCGGTAAGCGTGATAAACATCCCCACATCACCCTCTGAGGCGGCGTAACGCTCAATACCGGCAATGGTGTTCATCAGCTCCATCCGGCGAATTTCAGGATTAGAAATACTGCCCATCACCTTACTGATAAGGTCGATGCGCTCGCCGGTTTCCCTGTTTTCAAGGTCACACGATTTAAGAAATTCCAGATTTGCCTGGCGGCGCGCACGCACATCCCGAATGGCATGTTTACTGGCATAAGGAGAACGGTCTTTATTGACCTCCCCGACAGCTATCAGTAACGCCTCATGCCAGCGCATACGCTGGCCTTTAAGCTGATGAGTCCACCACTCATCGTTAAACAGACGGGCAATGGCAGAATATGCCTGCCTCGTGGTCATCTGTCCTTTACGGTATTTTTTCCAGTAGAGAGGGGAAATATTGAAAGCACGTGCAGCGCCAGCAACATGACCATAGAGGTGAGCCTGCGCCTCATCCGTAAACAGCGATTCTTTCTCGCCATGCGCATCCACCCAGGCATCGCAGAGTTCCTCATACATCATGAAAAGCTGCGATGAGATACGGGCAGCAAACTTTTTCAGCTCCTTGTCATTCATTCCCGGCAGGCGCGCATACTGGTCGCGCTCTGCCAGAAACAGCAACGACGCATCGGTGTTCATTTCATGGCGCTGATTCACGCGCTCAATGCGCGGCCATAAACGACGCTGAAAAGTGGATGTGAGGAAATAAAACCCGTGCACCGGGCTTTTATTGCGCCTGATGTAGTCATAGCGTGAAGTAAACAGCGAGCGCAAAAAGTAAGGCAGGCGGTTAATCGTGGATAAAACACCTTGCACCTGACGCATCTCGTCACGTGTAAGGGGTCTTTCGCGCCCGACGGCCTCGCGTGGCGCGTTCCATGCATAAGCACCGGTAAACGTCTCACCGGTGCCTGCGGCAAATGCTGACGGAGGGACAAAACGCCCGGAGACTTTAACGGCCATATGAGCCAAAAGCCTCTGAACAACGCTTGCTGAGTTGCTCAACCTGCGCGTTTAAATCAGCAAAAGACTTTGCGCTTCCGGTCAGAATATCGTGATGCATCAGACCGGAAACAAGCTGGCTTAATTTCGGGTAATAACCAACCACCGCCAGCCATTCCTGACCGGCGTTTTTACCGCTTTCAGCTCTCTTTTTCTCGTGGAGAATAAACTGAAAGCTGTCACTGGTAACGACATAACGTTCGCCAATTTCAATACGAATACTCATGCCGTTCTCCGGTAATGTTTGTTTTTTGCTTCAAAGACTGACTGGCAGGAAACACAACGCGTGGCTGACGGATAAGCCGCACGACGGGCAGCAGGTATTGGCGCGTCACACTCTTCGCAAACCAGCGCAGAAACACCGCAATGCTTTACCCTTGCCGCGTTAATCTGGCGCTCCAGTAATTCAGCCTGTTGTTCCTGAATAAAATCTACGTTGTCCGGCATTACCAGCTCCTTTTGTCGTTAAGTTTTTTAAATTCATCAGCGCAATAGCTGGCAATTTCTGTCGTTAATTTCGTCAGTTCATCCACGGAGGAGATTTGCTTGTGAAATACAGCGCGTTTAACAAGCAAATTGACCACATCAGACAGGAGATTTAATTCGTTCTGATAAATCGCGATAACAGACTCAGTTATTTCGCGTTTTTCTTTATCAAGACCAAGTTGAATAAGAGATAAATCGCCATTTCTCATAACGGCGATTTTTAAGGCGTTATTCAGTAATACAACTGAACGAGAACAGGACATCAAAGCACCTCCCCGCGAGACAATCCGATATTGTGAAATTTTTCCGACTCCTGACTGAGCAGCTCGACTATCTCCACGCGGGATAACTCCGCCTTTGTGATATGGCGAATCATGGCGTCAAGATGAGAAGAAAAGCGCGTCGCAGCGTCGGCCTGTGCTTCGGTTCTGGCCTGTTGCAGCAGTAATGCGTATTTACCGCACTGATTTTCAGAAACTGTATGCATGACTTTCTCCAGGCAAAAAGAAGCCCCGCACGATTAAGTGCGTTAAAAACTCTGGTTAATTACTTAATGCAGATATTGCTCTGGTTTTACCGACGTCAGAATTGTCGGTGCATACTCAAACAGGCTGAATAATTCACGTAATGCACGGAATAAAGCATCACGCCAGTAACATGACTCTTCATTAATTCGCCAGTATGGCTGGTTGAATTCTTTTTCAGTCAATCCGGCATGCATAAATAAAGTACGACGCTGACTGACTGTTAAAAAACTAATATATGCATACTCACTTGCGCCAACCTGACGGCGTTTTGAGAATGCCCCACGCAATTCATCAATTGCACAAACCAGCCGTTCACGTTCGACGTCGTTCATTTCTTCAAAACGCATCGTTGCGTGACGCTGTTTTAACTGCGCATGAAAGCAAACCGTTAACCGTTCGCGCTCCATCATCTGATTATAATAATCACATGTATCCTGCCAGCGAGGGACGGCCAGATGCTTACCAATTATCCGGCGCATAGCTGCTGGCTGTTTTTCAACGAGATTAAGCGTCATCACTGTCATTTCCAGACCCTCCGGCTTTTCAGAAAGGTCAGAGCCTTCTTTAACGGACTCTGTTTTTTGGTGCGGATAATGATTCCCTTACGCCCCTTACCGTGGGTGATGGTGAAGTCAATCGCCCTGGGGCTTTCGTTACGCAATAACTGAGCAATACAACGCGGCTCATTCATACGGTTCTCCTTAACGTGGTTCACCGAGACCTAACCACATTAACCAGCCGTCACGAATTTCTTTAGGGCGGCTTTCATAAGCCAGTTTTAGTCCGTTATTCCATGCCGGAAGGTATACCCAATATTCACCAGCACGACCTGAAGCTGATTGTGGATCGGTCATATCAATTACAGGCAACTTTCCTTTATCGATCATCCGACGAACCGCTCCTGTCGATTTTCCTATTAGTTTTGCGAACTCCTGATAAGGAATCGCATCAGTCATGAGTGTTACTTGCTTGCTCATGTCGTCCTCTAGCCCTCATGAATTGCGTTTAATGCCTTATAATGCCTTTTAGTGCCCACATCCAAGCACTAAACAATCTACATCTAAACTAAATACTATTGAGATCTAAACACCATGTCAAACACGATAAGCGAGAAGATAGTCTTAATGCGAAAATCAGAGTATTTGAGCAGACAACAACTTGCTGATTTAACAGGGGTTCCGTATGGCACGCTGAGTTACTATGAAAGTGGTCGTTCAACACCTCCAACAGATGTCATGATGAACATCCTGCAGACCCCACAATTCACCAAATACACTTTATGGTTCATGACCAATCAGATCGCTCCTGAGTCCGGGCAAATTGCGCCCGCTCTCGCACACTTTGGGCAAAACGAAACAACGTCGCCCCACTCCGGTCAAAAGACTGGTTAACAATTCATCGTGAATATATTCATCACAAGTGCCTACTATTGGTGGCTAAATTTCAGCCACCACGAAAAAAGCGATTAGTAGTCGCAAAAAAACACACCACTCGGAGGGTTTTCTGATGGCAATCAAAAAACTCGATGATGGTCGATATGAAGTGGACATCCGCCCTACTGGACGTAATGGAAAACGCATCCGTAGGAAGTTTGATAAGAAAAGCGAAGCTGTCGCTTTCGAGAAATACACGTTGTACAACCACCACAATAAAGAATGGCTATCAAAACCAACAGACAAGCGACGTCTGTCGGAGCTGACACAGATCTGGTGGGATTTAAAGGGTAAACACGAAGAGCATGGGAGATCTAATCTTGGAAAAATTGAAATCTTCACAAAAATAACGAATGACCCATGCGCATTTCAAATTACGAAATCGCTTATCAGCCAGTACTGCGCCACCCGAAGAAGTCAGGGTATTAAACCTTCGAGTATCAATCGTGATTTAACATGTATTAGCGGCATGTTTACAGCCCTGATTGAAGCGGAGTTATTCTTTGGTGAGCACCCTATCAGAGGGACAAAAAGGCTTAAGGAGGAAAAACCAGACACAGGTTATCTCACGCAGGAAGAAATTGCCTTACTGCTTGCTGCTCTTGATGGCGACAACAAAAAGATTGCGATTCTTTGCCTGAGTACTGGAGCACGTTGGGGAGAAGCAGCTCGTTTGAAAGCAGAAAATATCATCCATAACCGCGTCACGTTTGTTAAAACGAAAACAAACAAACCACGCACCGTCCCGATCTCAGAGGCTGTTGCCAAAATGATCGCGGATAACAAACGAGGTTTTTTATTCCCTGATGCTGATTATCCTCGCTTCAGACGAACAATGAAAGCAATAAAACCGGATTTGCCAATGGGGCAAGCCACACATGCACTAAGGCACAGCTTTGCCACTCATTTCATGATTAATGGAGGAAGTATTATCACGCTACAACGGATACTAGGTCACACACGGATTGAGCAAACTATGGTTTACGCTCATTTTGCGCCAGAGTACCTTCAGGACGCCATTTCTCTTAATCCGCTAAGAGGTGGTACTGAGGCTGAGAGTGTCCACACAGTGTCCACAGTAGAGTAACGTTTAAGGGCTTTCAGTGGTAATTTATGCCGCTCAAACCCGCATTGTACCGTTGAAAGCCCCTACTGGTGACACCCTAAATCTCCCTTACACGGGCTTATTTTTTATGCATAAGCCCTATCCCTGGTCACCGTCTTCCATTGACCACATCGATAGAATCTCCCTTCATAGCACGATGCCTTTCACGTAACGGCATCGTGCTCGCACAGGTTCCGGCTAAGCACAACCAGAACGCGCATGTTTGACGCTTACCAAAAAATATTCTCACTCTCCACATTTGAATGTCAGACGAGCGACGCCATGTAATCCTGCACCTTCTGTCTTCAGGTCAACTATCTGCATTTTTTTGCCCTGAGTAACACAGAAATGGGCTGCATCATTTTTTACTATATTTTCTGCACCAGATATTCTGCCCCTGGCTAAAGAAGCTTCGGCTTCGGTGTAGTATTGGTTATCGAGTTTACGCTGAATATTACTTTTATATGCAAGACCAAATTTACCGATACTTGTCTCATCATTATGCACAGCACAACCAGACATAATAAAAATACTAATTAATGATATAGCAGCTATCTTTTTCAT